CCAGCAGTTCTATCAGAAGCGCCTCGCCATCGCCTGGCGCGAATACCTGGAGGACTACAAACTCGACATCGTCCCGGGCGGCTACCTCAAGGGCGAAACCTGGGACGGCGAGGCGGGCGTGGATGCTCAAGGACGGCTTGTTCCGGCCGGCCAACCTTGCGCCTGTCCGCTGCGGATCCTCACGGTCGATTGCCAACTCGACCACCTCTTCCTCGTAGTCCGTGCCTGGGCCGAGGACGGATCCAGCCGCCTGATCTGGAACGAGCGGGTGCTCACTTTCACCGACGTCTCGGCCATCCAGGAGCGCTTCGGGATCCATCCGAACCTCGTGTTCATCGATGCCGGCTACGCGACCTACGACGTCTATCGGGAATGCGCGGTCCACGGGTGGACGGCCCTCATGGGCGACAAGCGGGCGACCTTCACCCACAAGGTCAAGGGCCGGAAATCCATCGAGCGGTTTTACTCGCCTCGCCGCAAGGTGGTGCTCGGCCGCGGGCAGTCCTGCTCGGTGTTCTATTGGTCGAACCTCAACATCAAGGACACCCTCGCCCGCCTGCGCCGGAACCAGAACCCGGACGACGGGCCGGTGTGGGAGGTGCCCGACGACATCGACGAGGACTACCTCGCCCAGATGGAAAGCGAGCACCGGATCAAGAAGAACGGCAAGTGGCTGTGGGAGCGAATCGGAAGCCGCGGGAACCACCTGTTCGACTCAGAGTCCATGCAGGTCGCCGCCGCCACCATGCTCAAGATCGTCGGCCGCGAGGCATCCACCCCGGTTGACACCCCGGAGGAGGAGCCATGAAAACTCTGAGCTTTCTCGCCACCGCCTTGCTCCTGGCCTCCTGCGCCAACCCGCCCGCCATCCAGGGCGAGTTCATCAGCAAGGACGGCCGGCTCCGTGTCCACCCCGACGGCCGTATCGAACTCGTCGTCGAACCCCGCACCTCGAAGTAAGCCATGAGCGCCTTCAAAGACTGGTTCGAATCCCAAGGCTTCAAGCACTTCGGCGCGGCTGAGTTCGAATCCTACTTCGCGGCGCGGCGAAGCGGCGTGAAGAACAGCCAGCCCCCGCGCAAGCTGTGGCCGAACATCCTTCCAACGCTCCGCATCGTCGATGACCTCCGCGCGTCCTTCGGCAAGCCCTGCCGCATCCTCAGCTCCTACCGCTCGCCGGACTACAACCGGACCGTCGGCGGTGCCGCCCGCAGCCAGCACCTGGAGTTCAACGCGCTGGACATCGTCTTCGACGGCGTGAGCCCCCGGCAGGTTTACGAACGGCTTCTCGAATGGCGGAAGGCGGGGAAGTTCACCGGCGGCCTCGGCCTCTATTCGTCGTCTGGGTTCGTCCACATCGACACGCGCGGCAGCAATGCCAGCTGGCGAGGTGTCTGATTGGAGGCGAAATGGATGGAAATGGATGGAAATGGATGGAAATGGATGGAAATGGATGGAAATGGAGGTAGAATGCCAACCTCACGATGCTTCCACCCCGTTTCCAGCCAACCAACGAAGTTCTCCGCCTGATTGCGCCGATTGACGAGTTCAAGGGTGAATGGCGAGTGGTCGAGAACATCCAACCGGAGCGACTGACCTCCTTGCGGCGGGTTGCTACAATCGAAAGCATCGGCTCCTCAACCCGGATCGAAGGGGCCAAGCTCAGCGACCGCGAGGTCGAAACCCTACTCGGAAATCTCCAAACGGAATCGTTTCGTTCCCGAGACGAGGAGGAAGTCGCAGGCTACGCTTATGTGATGGAAACGATCCACTCTGCGTGGAAGGAGATGCCGGTAACGGAAGGCATTGTCTTGCAACTCCATCGAGACCTACTTCGATACAGCAGCAAGGACGAAAGGCACCGGGGCGAGTTGAAGACCCTGCCGAACCACGTCGTGGCGGTGGGCCCGGACGGCAAGCAGATCGGTATCGTGTTCGAAACCGCATCTCCTTTCGATACCCCAAGACTGATGCGGGAGCTTTTCGATTGGCTGGCCAAAGAAGAACAGGAACCGGTTTTGCACCCACTGCTCCGCATCGCCGTCTTCAACGTGGTGTTCCTAGCCATCCATCCCTTCCAGGATGGAAATGGAAGACTATCCCGGGTGCTGACCAATCTCCTGCTGCTCCGCGCCGGCTATGGCTTTGTTTCCTGCAGCTCGCTGGAGAGCGTGATCGAGCACAACAAGGAAGCCTACTACCTCGCCCTGCGAAGAACGCAGACGACATTGGCTAGCAGGGAAGTCGACTGGGCGCCGTGGATTCTGTTCTTCCTCCGCTCGATGCGCACCCAGGTAGAGCGTCTCCGCGAAAAACTCGGCCCGAGGATCGAACAGCAAAGCGATCTTTCACCACTGGCCGAACGCCTGGCCTCCCTGCTTCGTCAACGCGGCACGCTATCGGTCGCCGAGGCTCTGGAAGCGACTGGAGCCAACCGCAACACGCTGAAGGAAAAATTCGGCGAGTTGGTCGAAGCCGGCGTGGCGGAGCTTTACGGAAAGGGTCGAGGATCGCATTACCGTCAGGTCCGTTGACACCTGCCGCCGTGCATGGCTCGCGGACTTTTCATCACCGGATTCACCATCGCCGAGGTGCTGGCGATCCAGCAACAGGCGAAGTCCCTCCTCCTGGAGGGCAAGACCATCATGAACTGGAACGACGCCGACACCTCGGTCTCCAAGCAGTTCACGCTGCCCGTCGATCAGGTCCTCGATGAGTGCGGCCACGCGCTCCGGGTCCTCGATCCCGCCACCTACGGCCGCCCGAAGTCCGGCGCGGTTTCCTTCATCTCCGGCTACCTCGCGAAATGAACGGCTTCAAGCACCTCGCCATGCGTTGGCTGCCGCCCGTCCTTCTACCGAAGGCGTGGGGATCCTCCTTCGAGTCCGCCAACTGGTCGCCGCGCCGCGGTTCGGTGCCGGGGGCCTCCCCCACCGACGCCCGCAACGAACTCACACCCGGCGTCCGCAGCGAACTGGTCCGCAAGTCGCGCTATCTCCACAAGAACAGCGGCTTCATGCGCGAGCTGGTCGCCAACATGGCGATCTATTCGACCGGCGACGGCATCCGCGTCCAGGCGCAGTCACCCGATCCGGAATGGAACCGCGCCGCCGAGGCGCACTTCGCCCTGTGGTCGGCCCGCTGCGAAGTGACCCGCCGCTTTTCGTTCGAGGAGTGCCAGGCGCTCGTCTGCCGGGGCATGGACATCGACGGCGAGTATTTCATCCACAAGACCCGAGATGCCGACGGCGAACCACGGATCCAGTTGATTGAATCCCACCGGGTCGGCGACGCGTTCGGGTCGAAGGACACCATCGACGGAGTCGGCCTCGATGCCTGGGGCGCGCCGGTCTTCTACCGGGTGCTGGAGGACAACGGCAAGGGTCGCGATCTGCCGGCCCAGGCGATCCTCCATGTCCACGAGCCGGAATGGGCGGGCGGCGTCCGTTCCCATCCGACCATCCAACATTCAATCAACCACGTCCTCGACGAAATGGACCTGCTTGCCCTGGAGAAGCACGCGGTAAAGGACAACGCCGACGTGTCGCGCATCCTCAAGACCGCGCGCGGCGAGCTGGATGACAACGGCGACTTCGTGGTCGGGGGTGATGCCGGCGCGGGGGAGGGCAGTGATCCGGTGACCCTCCAACGCATCGTCGGCGGCAAGCTGGTGGCGCTCAAGCCAGACGAATCGCTCGAAAGCTTCCAATCCAACCGCCCCTCCCCCACGTTCACCGGGTTCCTGGAACACCTTCGGCGGGATTCCGCGCTCGGGATGATCCCGTTCGAGTTCGCGGCTGATTCCAGCAAGGTCGGCGGCGCGGGTGTCCGGCTGATCGTCGCAAAGGCCGACCGGCGCTTCTCGTTCCGACAGATGATCCTCGAGCGCCGCCTGATCCGGCCGGTGTGGACCTATGTCATCGGCGACGCGATCAGCCGGGGCATCCTGCCGCCCGCCGCCGGCTGGTGGAAGATCAGCTCCGTCCCGCCGAAGCGGGTAACCGTCGATGCCGGACGGGAAGCCCAGCAGAACCGCGCCGACGTGGAAATGGGACTCAAGACCCTGTCGGATCACTTCCAGGAACTCGGTGCCGACTTCGGGGAGGAGATCGAACGGCGGGCAGCGGATGCGAAGCTGATCATGGAGACAGCGGCCAAACACGGTGTTCCGGTTGAAATGCTGTGGAAGCCGTCCGCTGGTTCGGCGGTTCCGCTGCTGCCGGTTGGGGTGCGCTCCGCCGAGAGGCTACCTAATTCTGGGACTGATCCGGGCTTATACTAAACATCCACTTGTATTATGCGGGCCGGATGGCCCCAAAAAGACCCGCAGCGAAGAATACGCCGGTTGTTTCCTCGCCGGCATGGAAGCGTTCCAATCCCTAACAGATCCCCGCGAAGGCAAGGCCAAGCGCCACTGCTTCGGCGAAGTGCTCTTCATTGCCTTGGCCGCCATGACCTGCGGCATGGAAGGCTTCGATGATTTCGAACGCTTCGCCAAACTCAAGGAGGCTTGGTTGCGCCGCTTCCTCAAGCTGCCCCACGTCCCGCCCAGCGACGACACCTTCCGCCGCATCTTCACCGCGCTGGATCCGAAGGGCTTCGTCGAATGCTTCATCGCCCACGTCGCCGCCATCCGCCCGGATCTGGCCGGCTCTCTGATCGCCATCGACGGCAAGACCCTGCGCCACAGTTTCGACCATGGGGACCCGGAGAACAGTATCCATATCATCAGCGCATGGGCCGACG